CGCAAGTGGGTGTATTCCGCGTATCCTGCGATAGTGGAAGGTGGCGGCACGCTTATTTTAATATGAACAAGTCAATTGCAACCATCACCCTTTCTTTTATTTCCGCGATCACCATTTACACGATACTCACTGTTGCTCCCTTGGTAACTTTGAATGGAATGGCGAATGCATACCTGTATTTTTTGAAGTTTAACAAAGATTTTTACGTTGAAATAGTGTCAGTATTTGCAGGTCTCTCAATCTTATATCTCGTTAGTAGAGTGCTGAACAAGCCTATGATGATGGTGAACCCCGTCAATGACCCAGTCATTGTCAATTTTGATTCAACTGTTAGTCTAGATCCATTGGATGACTACCAGGATTTACCTTTATCCTACTATGAGATCCCTCGACTGTCAAAAGTCTTGGCCGAAAGAGCGAGATCTGAACTGCACATTACTAGTAATTCCACAGCTTTAGAAATGAAGATGCTGAAGGAATGGTCGAACAGAGAATTGCATGCCATGAACGTCCGAAAGATCGATCGTGCAAAAATCATACCTTATGTGGTGAGATTGAGCAGATTGGAAACAAGACATGAACGAAATGCAAGAGAAATGGAAATGTCGGAACTTTACCAAAGGCATTTGGAAATGACACGCAGAAGGCTGTGGTCATATTCTCCTCCTTCTTGGGAGCACTGGTTTGGAGTGTTACACTTCGAATCATCTCCCCAAGAAGTTTGAAGGAGCCTAGGGCGAGTACAAGGGATTGATGTGAGAGCTTCTCTCGCCCCCGATCATCCCAACTTGATTGTACAAACTTTAGGGGGTTCCACAAGAAGGAGAAACGTCTATTGGGTCTCTCCCCTTAGTACCACGACAAGATATAATGTCTACAATAGTAACATAACGGCATGTGTTAGGGCAATGAAAGAACGACTTTTATACGTCGAAAAGAATGGAAAATTCGAACCGACAGAAAGGCCCACCAGATCTTTCAAGAAGGTTTGTAAACAGTTTACGCAGGCAATGTTAAAGCAGATCCATCCTGTCTCCAAGTTAACCGATGAAGATTTCATCGGGGCCTACGAAGGACGTAGGAAGACTGTGTATAGCAACGCACTAACTTCACTTCTATACAAACCCTTCCGTAAATCCGATTCATACATTAACTTTTTTGTGAAGTGTGAGAAGATTAATTTCACCCGGAAGCCAAATTCAGCACCTAGAGGGATTTCTCCACGCAATCCTAGGTATCACGTTATGTTAGGTCCGTATATAAAGCGGATAGAAAAACAAATTTATAAAAGCATAGGACGAGTGTTCGGAGCTGTCACAGTGTTCAAGGGATTGAACGCTAAGGATAGAGGCCGGTACATGCGTTCCCACTGGGAATCATTCAACGATCCAGTGGCTATTGGACTTGACGCGTCAAGATTCGATCAACATGTCTCAAAACCTGCATTGTTGTATGAACACTATATATACAAGAGGTTTTACCCTAATAACAAGGAATTCTCACACTTGTTGTCTCTCCAACTGAATAATAAACTATTTTACAATGCTCCTGATGGCAAAGTGAAGCTAGATTTGGAAGGAGGGAGGATGTCCGGCGACATGAACACTGCGTTAGGCAATTGTCTTTTGATGAGTGGTATGGTTTACTCATACCTATCAGAACAAAAAATTCGGAAGTTCAGGCTTGCGAATGATGGAGATGATTGTGTAGTGTTTGTCGAGAGAAAAGACCTAAAGAAATTAAATAATCTCCAGGAATGGTTTCTAAGGTTAGGATTTGACATGAAGAGAGAAGCTACAGTTGACATATTTGAACAAATTGAATTTTGTCAGAGCCAACCGATATGGACCGAAGACGGTTGGCTCATGGTGCGAAAAGTCGCAGACTCTATTCCAAAAGATAGCATATCCATTAAACCCTTGACAACAAAAGGGGTGTTCGAAAAGTGGATGAGCGCTGTAGGGCAAGGAGGTCTAGCATTAACAGGAGGTATCCCGGTGTTGCAGGAAATTTATTCTTGTTACACAAGGGCCGGGAAATCTGCCCCACCGTTAGTAGACCCAACCTTGGAGTCTGGCATGATGAGATTAGCTAGGGGAATGAAGAGACAGTACCAAACCATTCACCCCGAAACTAGGCTTTCCTTTTGGAGAGCGTTTGGGATAACTATCAGCATGCAAATAGGTTTAGAGGAACACTTCAGGGAATTAAATCTGGAGTACACCACCCCCTCTTCAGTGTGTGACTTACCTTATATCAGGTAAGTCGTTGTGGGTAATGATATGCGAAGCGAGCCAGGTCACGGATTTAGCAGCATAGACAGTAGCGCCTGTCCCCTCATGAGGCCTTACATCAGGCCGAAAACCTGATGATAACAGATTTGACTCCTCACCGGAATGAAAGAGCGAAAGCGAAAAGTGCCTAGCCTAGGAAGGCATGGGGTTTCCATTCATAATGACCCAAAACTATTACTTTAGTGCTAAACAGAATGCCAAGAGACTGCACGGAGTCCCCTAAATAGGTTGAATGGAGATGTACAGTCCCCAGGTCATAGGGTATCCCATACTATGACAAACAAAACTAATAACAAGAAGAAGGTAAACTTCCAGAAACCAAAGCAAAAGACCAAGAAGAAGACCCCTTTTGCCGATACTGGCGAAATTATTGGCTCCAAAGTCTCATCCATGTTCGGAGTTCCCTGGGCTAAGGGAATTGGAAAATGGTTGGGATCAGGAATTGGGCAAATCTTTGGATCGGGCGATTACACCATGGTTGGTGCTTCTCCTGATTACAATGTTTTGACCAATGGCAACCAAATCCCCAAGTTCGGAACCCAGAGTCAAACCAATGTTATCTGCCACCGAGAGTATCTTGGTGACGTTTACGGCACCAGTGCTTTCAAAAACAACACTTACCCCTTGAACCCTGGTTCTTCCAAAACTTTCCCATGGTTATCCTCAGTTGCTCAAAACTATCAGCAATACAAGTTCCATGGACTCATCTTTGAGTTCCGTTCGCTGATGACAGATTTTGTGACTGGAGGTCAACCAGGTGTGGTTGTCATGGCTACGAATTACAATTCTGACTCCTTAGCGTACACTACTAAGCAGGATATGGAAAATTCTGAGTATGCCGTATCAATCAAACCTACCAGAGACTTGATCCATGGAGTGGAGTGCGCAACTAATCAAACAGTGCTCTCTCAACTCTATGTTAGAACAGGTCAACCCCCAGCAGGGCAAGATCTTAGATTGTATGATCTAGGTCTGTTCCAATTGGCCACCCAGGCCAACCCAGCTGCGGTTGTTATCGGAGAGTTGTGGGTTTCCTACTGTGTGGAATTCTTTAAACCAGTCCTGCCAACAGACGTTGGCGGTAACGTGACATCGAATCACACCGTTCGTACCTCAACCACTAGTGCTTCACCATTTGGTACTATCCAAACCTCCTCGGATGGAGACCTAGACGTTGCAGTGATAGCCTCTAACATCACTGTAAACTCCCAGCCAGGCAACTACTACCTTGTAACCATTTCATGGACAGGCAGTGTTGCGGCAGCTATTGTCTACCCTACCTTCACGTATTCTTCGTGCACACAGGTTGGGTTCTGGACACCAGGTGATGCGACCCAACTAACCACACCCGGTGCAGCGACAACCTCTACATCAATGTGTTATCAAACCCTTGTGCAAGCCACTGATACTTTGTTCCTAATCACAGCTTCCATCGGTACTGCTACATTGCCATCTGGTAGCACCACATGCGACATAGTTGTCTCCTCGTATTCCACGGAGGCGATTTAAGTTAACTACTTCAACCCGTCTGATCTGGGTAAGATCAGGCTTACCATGAGCTTCATGGTGCGCAACCGCGAGCAATCGCCGTGCTCGTCAAGCACGCGCTGGTCGACCGTTCATGCATACGTTAGCATGGCACCATTTGACGAATGGTGGCAGCGTGG